CAAGTCCTTTTGGATCTCATGGTACAGTCTAGCCTGCTCCGGGAACATATCGAACCGGATTGTCTGAACCGTCTTTTCAGGAAGGTCGAGGCACTCCTTCTTTGTTCGACGAAGTGACCAGCAGCCTAAATCAGCACCGAGGTCTTCTGTATTTTTGAATCCGATAATCTCCTTACCGTCGAACCCACCTTTGACGCAGTATTTCGTTTCAAAGTAGGTCTTCGGCGGAACCATGCGCCCCATCCACTTCAACATCGTGAACAGGTCGATAGGCGAATTGACAATCGGTGTACCAGTCAAGCCCAATTTATAATGTGTATTGAGAGTCAAGAGACCCTCCGTCTGCTTCGCCTTTGGGTTCTTGCACTTGTGAACTTCATCCACGACGACCATACCGATTACACCGTTCTGAATCTGCAACTTCAGCTGCTCAACGATTTGAGCATTCCGCAACGATTCGATGTTGGTTATGACAACCTGAGAACTAGATTTACGCAGGCGTGCCACGTCGTCGACTTTATCTTTACCAGAACCGATTTTGGTCTTTACACCGGACTTGCCGACTGCGCGGGTTCCGAGAATATACCCGACCAGCTTTGTATGTTTTTTGACTTCGGCAAGCCAGTTGTATTGAAGTCCAGATACACCGACAATGATCAACGCCTTCTGAATTTGACCAGCGCGGATTCGATTTGCAATCAAATCCAGAGACTGCTTGGTTTTACCTAGACCTGGTTGGTCAAGAAGTAGCATCTGAGCGTGTGACTGCGAGTACCTTAAGAAATCTTTCTGGTGTTGATAAGGGTCTGTAATCCAGTAGGAGAAATCCAGCTTGTCCGCGTCTGGTTCGAGTGTCTCCTCCTTTACAGGAATGAGTGGTATTTCAATACCATTTTCATAACGTGGGACCCATGCGTGCTTCGGCTTACCGGTATAACGGTACAATTCGTATTCTTTGGTCGTCTTGTTTAGAACCTCTACCGGCTCGCCCTTATAAGTATAGAACATTCGCATCCTCCTTAATCGCGGTGCTCGTATTATTATATTGTAGTTTTATTATAACACAACTGCCGCAGCAGTTCGAAAAATCGTAACTTCGTTCATTTTTACCGCATTTTTGTTGAGATTGTTGAGAATGCCCTTGATTTGTACAGTCTGATTTGTATACTATTTTTAATTCTCGTGTTTTTGTATACCTCACAATATATTATATGTTCGCCTACCGCTCCACCTAATATATTACACCAGTAAACATGGATGAAACTGCTTCGCATCACTTCGCGCTTCGCACTTCGTTCTTCTTCGCTACAAACCTCTTTTGCCTTAGCAAAAACGATTGACGCGGCAAAACCGCAAACCCGACAAAAGTCGTGCAAAAATCGCAAAAAAGTCGAGAAGAAATGGTTGTGTTATATAATATAGTATACCCACCGGTATACCGGTATACCAAAAATAAATTCGATGTTATAAGTACCAAAATGTTATAATTAAGATACTACATAATACGTACGATTTCGGTGTACGATGTTATAAATTCGAAGTATCACCAGAACGTATGTTATAATCTTGATACTGCGTAAAGTTGTAAACTGATTGTAACTTTTATATTAAGATGTGAGTCTAACACAACGACGCGTCAAGAAAGAAGGGTCAGATAATGCTACAAAGGGTTCTTCCAAGAACTGCTTTCGAACAGCAACTACCTGATGGTTGGTTCCTAAGCCGTCTCTACAAAGGAAGTCGTATACTGTATTACAAAGACATTAAAGCAGCGAGCATTCCGGATACGTTCAACATCGAAGCTGAAGTTCAAAGTGTAATTTCAGAACCTCCGGAGTGTGTTCAAGCCGCTTTGTATAATGACGGAAAGCTGAAAGCAGCAAACCTGAGTTCAGCAGTTCAAAAGAAGCTCGTACGGAGTGGTTTGATTTCGTATGAGTTTGCAGTAAACTGCTTAACTGGTATAGCTGATTGGTTGTCTAAACATGTTCCGAAAACCGCAGAGTACAATGGTCAAACATATACATCCAAGAAGAATAGATGGTATGACCAGAACGGTAACTGCATCAATACATCGGTAATGTTTATTTCAATCTGGGATGCTAGAGTCCGTTACGCTAGAGGTGACTGCACTCTGGAAGACGTTGCAAGATACAGCTGGTCTGCTGTTCTTGAATGTCTAGGTGATGATCACCAGCGTTTTGTAAATACTGTGATAAAGCCCAAGCTGGAAGTAAACCGTAAGGCATGGGTTGTTGAAGCCAAGAATAAAAGAGCAAGAAGACTAGAACGTAATTCTGCATGGAGTGTAACCGAGTGGGATGAGTCTGAAAAGATTGCATCCGATTACAAGGAAGAAGTCAATTCAACCTTATATCATCACTTCTTTTCCTCGGTTGACAATCATGTGCTGATGTTCACACAGCCGTGCAAGATTCCTGCGTTCAAGGATATGTATCTCCGTGTTAGAAAACATGAAGATGCTCTTATTTCTCGGCTTCAATCTATCTCACCAAGACTTTCAAAATTTCGTTGGAATGTACTTTTGAAATCGTTCGAGCCTGTATTTGCACCTCAAGCGTTTTCTGAGCAGAAACGTGAAGAATTCTTTGACCTTGTGCATCAGGTTATAATAGGTAAGATGAGCGGTCACGAAGCTGCTTTACACTTCACCAACGGTGACTGGAAAAAGATCACTCGTGAGTCTCGTCGATATATAAAGAGCATGACACAATATGTACCGTTCTATACAGAGCGCTGGAAGAAATTGGATAAAGCAAAGACATCATTTACAGATGCGGTTCAGTATGTTAAGGCAAATATCAATGACTTAATCACACTCGGGTATAGGGCTGCAGATAAGGTTATTGCTGCGTTCAACTATGACGGATGCCGATTTACAGTTTCTTCTACCAGCGGCGCTGTTCACTATACAGGACCAGCCGGAGGCAAGTATCTCCCAGAGTCGTGGGTTAAATTGAAACCCGAACAGCGGCGAGCCAAGCTGAATGACGACACAGAGTGGGAGTACCAAGAGGGTGCAATCAAGAAGTACCGAAGGTTGTTCTCCTACCTGTATAATGTGGTTCATAAGCATTGGGAAAGAGCGACCTACTTTGTACAAGACAAAGCAGTCGCAAAACATAAGTATCTACGCCTGTCCTCTAGAGTCCTTGATGTTCTGAAGGAACGGGCAGATAAATATCTAAATCAATTAGAAAGAGGGTATGGAGTTTGCTGAATACGCAACTTTACTTCGCAGGTTCAGCACCGCTTAAGGTTGACGAGTACCTGGTCGAAAAGGGTTACAACCGACTATTCTCGCAGCTGAATGACCGGTCACGTCTGAAGCGGTGGATGGGGTACAAAGACCAGCATCCAGGCATGAAACTGTTCGTTGACTCTGGTGCGTTCTCGGCGTACACGAAGGGAAAGGAAATCGACCTTGATGACTATATTGCTTACCTAAACGAGTATGGTAGGTATTTTGACGTCATGGTTCAGGTTGACTACATTCCTGGTAAGTCAAACGTCGTACAAGACCGTCAGGTATATCTCGATGCTCCTAGAGTGTCGTGGGAAAACTTCCTGCACATGAGAGAGCGCCTTGACAAGAGTCTGTGGGACAGATTTATTCCTGTTTTCCATGAAGGTGAGGACTTCTCGTGGCTCGAGAACATGCTGAGATATAGAGATGCTGACGGCAAGCCGCTCCAGTATATCGGAATCTCACCACATACTGAAACTACCACAGACCGCAGACTTGTGTTCTGTAAAGAAGTGTTCCAGCGTATCAAGCGCATCAATCCAGAAGTGAAGACTCACGGTTTTGGTATGACTGCGCTGAATATTCTGCAGTACATCGACTTCACGTCGGTTGACTCAACTACCTGGCTTAAAGGCGCGATTTACGGAACGGTTCTCATTCCGCGTCACAATAAGCTAGCAGCGATGAACGTCGGTGAGCGTACAACAGGTGCTCAGGACCACTTCTGCTGGTTGGGTGCCGAAGCAAAGGAAGAGGTGTGCAGAATCATCGAGGAAGCTGGTTTTTCTACCGAACGGCTTCGTAAGATTGACCCAACCCGTGATGCAGAGGACATCATGGATGACGGTGTGGAGGACATCACGAATAACATTGCTGTCAGGCAGATGTTCAATGCAGCCAGCATGATTCGTTATCTGCACGACACACCTTTCCTGGGATTGCCAAAATCAGCACGTCGCATAGGCAATCGATGAACTCGGTTGTAACGCAACTTCGTTATTGTTTTGTAGTTGTGTTATAATATATCTGTACAATCAAACAGTCCGTGTTACCGCGGAATGTGGGCTGTAAGGTTGAACAATGCCAAACGATGATAAGACAAAGTCAAAAGTCAAAAGTCAAAGGCAAAAGCAAAAATCAAAAATCAAAAATCAAACACCAAGAAGCCAAAATCAAAAAATGAAAGGATTGAATTTCAATGGCGCGTTACTCAGCAGAAGAAGCTAAGCAGATGGAATATCAGGGTGCTGATACCTTCCGAATTGAACAGGATGGCGGACGCAAGCAGGTTGTATTCCTCTACACCGACGAGAAGAGCGTGGACGGTTGGGCACATCACAGACTGCCTGGTCCGAACTTCTACACGTTCGTTGTGGACTGCCCCAGAAAGCCGAAAGACCCCGTCGAGAAGTGCCCAGCGTGTCAAGCGGGCGTAGAACTCTCTACAAGAGTTTTCGTTCGTATGCTTGACTGCTCGACCGGAAAGTGCATCGTCTGGGATAAGCCTGCATCGTTCCGTAAGGAGCTTGCCGGCCTGATGCATTACCACAATCCGCTCTATAAGCAGAAGTTTGAAATTACCAGAACAGGTACGGGTCTGAATACTCGCTACACAATGATGCCTATCGGTGACAGCGGTATCGACGATAAGAAGTACAAGGAGCTGTGCAAGGAAGCTGATGAGGCTTGCAGCAACTATGTACGTCCTATCGAAAAGTTCGAGGAAATCAAGGCTCGTTCTGATGCGGCTGTTGCAGAGCAGGTTCAGGTTGAAGCTCAGGGCGGTCAGCAGGGCGGTCAGCCTCAGCAGAATGCGTGGGCACAGACTCAGCCTCCTCAGGGCAACCAGCAGTGGGGAGCACCGGCGAATCAGCAGTGGGGCGCACCTCAGCAGCAGGCAACACCTCAGCAGCAGCCTGTTCAGCAAGGTTGGGCGCCTCAGCAGCAGCCTGCACAGCAGACGGCTCCGGCTCAGCAGGGTTGGAACGCAGCTCCACAGGGTCAGCCGGCTCAGCAGGGTTCTCAGACCCCGTGGTCGCAGCCTTCGCAGGGCGGTTGGGCTCAGCCTCCGCAGAACTAATAGATTGAGAGGAATATTCAATGCTTTGTAATAAGACAGCGCTCGATACGGCACTCGCTGTTGTCGCACCGGGCTTGACTCCGAACTCCTACGTTATCCTGGCGACAGCAATCACCCTGCACATCGCAGACGGTGCATTGTATCTCATTTCTGCGCCGGATGATGGTGAGGTTTGGTACAGCGCAAAGGTAGGTGAGACTACCCAGTCGTTCCCGACAGTTTCAGTCGACGGTGCAAAGTTCACCAAGGCTATTTCGTACTGTGGTGACGCTGAAATCGAACTCACGGCTACTGAAGACAGTCTGATTATCAAGAACTCGAAGGGCACCTTGAAGCTCCCGATTCTTGTCGATGATGATACGCAGGAAGCTGCGGCGCATGAGTTTGCTACACCGACCGGTGAAGAACTGACAGTTCAGAATCTTGACCAGTTGAAACTGCTCACCGGTACTCTGTCAAAGACAATGGACAGCGTGGCGGAGCGCTGCGTCTATACGGACAGCGAGGTTTCATTCGGAACTGACGAAATCAACATCAGCAAGGGCGCGTCCCTTGTTAGCATGCCGATGCTTCTTTCTGCTCGTATGGTCGATTTCTGTAAGAAGTACAGTGACGTTCAGATTCTAAATGCTGGTGATGTGTTCTGGTTCCTCTCTAAAGAAGTCGGTGCGGCAGCTCGATTCTCTAATGTGTTCCAGGACTTCATCCCGCAGTTCCCGCTTGAGGGCTTGAAGTCTGAGTTTGAGGGCGGTATTACGAATTCTGTACAGGTTAACATGGCAGACTTTATGAGCTCCATGCAGTTCCTGGCAATCGTGGCTGATTCAGCTAACGACAACTGTGTCACCGTTTCTCAGGAGAATCCGGAAGAGTTGACGCTCACCTGCGCTGACAGCGTGCAGAAGATTCCGTGCAAGTGCATTAAGAGCGAAGACAAACCGTGGTCGATCGCAATCGACTGCTTGAGCGCGATCGCTCGCTTCAGCCCTTATGACGGGTACGTCCAGCTTGATGTCTACGAAAGCATGCTGGCTTGCGTCGGTCCCGTCACAACCTCAATCGGTATCATCGTCTGATGGCTATCGACCCTGGTAAAGAGTGGGAGGATATAGTCGAGACGTGGCTGGCAGAATCAAAAATCTGCTACGACCGAATTCACGACCAGATGTCAGGTAAGGCGGGTTCAAAGAACGTCTGTGACTACGACGCGTACTTATACCCACACCTCTACTACATAGAGTGCAAAGAGTGCGCGTCACCTCGCTTTGATATGCTCTCGCGCATCAGTGAATACCAGTGGA